GTCTGTTGCTGGTTTAGTTGCAGTCCGAGTTTTTGAATGATCGGCGCAGCGATGCGGTAGGGCGCCTCACCGAGTGCACCGAGAACGGCGTTCCATTCCTGTGCGGTCAGTGTCGCGTGCATCGGCGTTTGCGGGTCAACCGGCTGCATCAAGTTTCCTTTCATCGCATCCGTCTGGCCGTGATGATCCCCGTCATTGCCGAAGTGCCGGCACCAAAGCTGGCTTGCCCCACGAGATAATAGGTGGTGGTCGCGTTGACATTGACGCGGTGCCGTGTGACGGGCGCGGTGGTATTGCCCAGAGTCGTGCCGCCGGCAGGTGTCTGCACGTAATGCCCACCGTTCGGTGCCGTCGTTAGTGTCGCTGATGTTGTGTTGCCGCCAGCGGCGATCTGCGTATACGTGCCGCCGCTGGGGGCGAACAGGATTTGCCCGGCAATGTCCCAGTCACCCGCCGTGAGCGACACACTGCAGCAGTTAGCCGCCACGCCGTTGGTGTGGGCCACCGACGTCCCTGTCGCGGTGATCACCTCTCCGATCCGGCCCGCCGCTGCGTTCGAGGCGTCGGTGACGCCGACCGCTTTGTTGTCGACGTATTGCTTTGTCGTGGCGTGCAGCGTGTTGATCGGGTCGCGCGACAGCGAGATGTCGGTACTGCCCGCCATGGTGATGCCGAGCGTCGACAATTGCAGGATTTGCGTCGGGACAACTGTATTGCCGGCGGTAGAGGAAGCGGCCGCATTGAACGTAATAATGCCGCCATTGGAGGTCATGTAAGCGACGCCGCCGCCGGCAATCGAGCGCCACACATTGCTCGTGTCCTGATAGACGTTCCACGACACGAAGGAGTTTTGCGGCTGCGCTATGTTGAGTCCGGCGAACAGCGTGCCGGCCTTGCCGTTGGCGGGGATCGTGCCGGAACCGATCGCTATGGCTCCGCCACTGGAGATGCGCAGCAGCTCCGTCAAGCTGGCTTCGGTCGTGCCACCCGCTGCGGCGCGCTCGACGGTAAATGTGTCGTTCTTCCGCCCGACGAACCACGAGGGAGAGCCGGTCGCGTCGACGTCGGAGAAGTCGATGTAAAGGTTCGACAACAGTCCGGTGCGCGTGTTGCCGCTGCCCGACACCGCAGTATGCGTGACCCTTCCGAACGGAACGCCACCGGCCCCGTCGATCTCGATCCCCTGGCCACCGACGACGAGATGACGGAACTGGTCGATGATCAGCGCGTTCTCCCAGCCGCCCGTCGTCCACCACGTCGAACTGATCGGATTCGCTCCCGGCGTACAGCGAAGGAACATGAACCCGGTATTGCCGCCGAAGGCTTCCTCTCCGGGGATCGAGCTGAATGCCTGGAACACCAGCGCGAAGGCATACTTGCTGGTATCGTTGCGCTGCCAATTCGCTCCGTCATAGTGGGCGTTGATCGGTAGCCAGATGTCGCCGGACGGCATCGTGACGCTCGCCGCCTGTAGCGTCTCGATCTCCGCTTTTGCCGCAGCGAAGTTGTCGCGGACGGACTGCGTCGTCGGCGTGCCATAGATCGGATATGCGGCGTTGATGTTAGACATCGCGATCTCTGAACATGTCCCACAGTTGCGCGAACAGGCGGTCCGGACGGAGCTTGTCGAGACGCGCGCGTTCGGTGAACTCGCGAAGGATCGAGAGCGGCAGCCGGAGGCGGAGCAATCCGACTTGTTCCTTCTCCGCCAGAGCTCCTGTCGTATCCCAAAGGGACGCGTCGCTATCCCAGATCGACGCTCCCACGTCCCACTCGCTCGACGTCGCATAAGCGAAGATCAGCGTCGTATGCGCGGGAGCGATCGCGCGGATCGTGCATTCGAGGAGCTCGTTCCCCCAGGCGCGGAGAGCCTCGCCAACGGTCGAGCGGCCGACCCGAAAGTAAGTGATGGTCGTTTGCGGTCCGTTGACCCGCCACGCGTTCGCCCACTCCTCGCCGTAGAGACGATCGCCGACGCGGTTCCAGCCGACGCGGAACGGCGCGAACTGCGTGATCGTGATCGTGTAGCCGAGCGCGGAGGCGACCTGCTCGTAATACGCGATCGACTGACCGCCGCGAGCGCGGAACTTCGTGCACACCGCGCGCTGGCGCTCCTGAAGCGTGTCCAGTGGGCCGGTGCACGGATCGGGGAGGCCGAGCGAGCGCTCCCACTCGACGAGGAGCTCCGTCGTCGAGCAGGGGAAGGTCTCGGTGATCAAATCGTTCGCGCGGCCGTGCAGGCGGACCCACGTCGGCATCAGCGTGAGGAGCTGTTCGGCCTGATACGTCCCCCAGGCGCGCTGCCAGATCAGGCCGCGGGGCAGGAGACGTTGGAACTGCCAGAGGTAGTCGGACGCGTTAGCGGTCGGCAGCATCGGCCAGGACGTTGACGATCGTCAGAGTGCCCATTACCGGCAGCGCTCCGGGGAGCGACGTCACCGGGCCGGCGGGTTCCGAGAGGATGAAGTGATTGACCCCCGGCGTGGCGAGCACTGCCTCGTAGAAGTCGGACGGATACAGTGTTCCCCCAGGTTCGGCGCGCGCGAGGAACATATCGTTCAGCGACGCGACGATCTGGGCCTCGATGTCGGGAGTGTCGGGATCCAGCGCGGTCAGTTCGACGTCGATCGCGTTTGCGACCGGCGCGATCGCGTAGACCAGCGCGGTCACCGGTTGGACCGGCCAGATATGCTCCGCGACGGCGAGCTGATCGCCCGACGCGGTCGGACCCCGCGTCTCCTCCGAAGCGCACCCATCAGTCCCTTGCGGGAAGCCCTCGTGTGCCGCCTGGACGTCGTCGAGCATGAACCGGATGATGACGGTTCCGATCCCCATCCCGTTTGGTTCACACCATGCGCGCGTGACCCCTGGCACCTCCAAGGCCCATTGCTCGTAATCCGCGGCAGATCCGCCTTGTGGCGGCGAGCGATACTTCGCGAGCATCCGGGTCCGGAGCGCTTCGTTCGTCTCCTGATCCGCTCCTCCGGTGACGGGTCCGCTGGTTTCGCCCGACGCGTTGATTCCGGCGATCGGATCGTTGATCGCGATCGGCGTTCCGTCGTCGCAGTTTGTCGCGGCGCCCTCGACCAATGCGCGGATCGGCACGGTGACATTGCCGTTGATGTCCGTCGTCGCGCTGGCGGTGATCGTGTAGGGCGTACCGTCCTCCCGCGTGCACGTCCTACCCTCCGGTAGCGTAAGCCCCGCGGCGTTGCCGTTGAACGTCGCGAAGCCGGAGGCGGCGGTCGCGTCCTTGCGGAAGACGCCGATCAGCGCGGCCCACGCCTCGAGGAACTCGTCCGTTGCGGTGAACGGGACGGACTGGCGCGCGATCCAGTCCAGGTAGCCGTATTCCGAGTAGGCCAGCCCCGCCATCACCCAGGCGAGGACGCGGAGGACGGCGTTCCGGAGGAGACCATCGAGGCCGGGGACCCCGCTGGTCGTTATGTCCTCGACCGCTTGGCTGCGGAGCGCGGTCAAGGTTGGCCGAGCAAACGGCATCTACCGGACCCCTACTTGCTGGACTGGTGCAACGATCGTCGGCCCCTGCGCCGCGATACGGACGACGGCGAGGTCCTCCCACGCCCAGCCGTAGACGAAGCGCGTCATCGACCCGTCCGGCTGGCGGATCGCGATCGCGATGCCGAGCATCGTCGTGCCCGGTCCGCCGATCCATCGCGTGTCGACGGTGATCGAGGCCGCGACCCCATCGTCGACCAGCCATTGCAGCGCGTCCTGCGCGTACCGCCGCGCCAGCCCGAGCGTGTCGCGCGTCTTATGCGCGCGCTCCAACTGCCAGAGGTTCGAGCCCAGCGGGCGGTCGCTGTAGAGATCGGCCCACCAGCCGCGGCGATCGCTCGTTCCGTCTGTCGGCGTGAAGTCCGGCGTCGCGAGCTTGTCGGAAAAGAGCGAGACGAGGCAGGCGGTTTCGAGGTCCTGGCCGGTCTGCAGATCGCCGTCCGCGAGCGACCAGTCTCCCAGCGTGTTGCGGTTGTCTCAGGCGAGTAGGATCGCCCCCTGGCAATACGCCTCCGGCGTCGGGCCTGGAACGAGGATTAAGCCGAGATCGTCGATC